GTTGACCGGGACGCGGCCGGCGTCCATGCTCACAGGCACGAACAACCGTGCGGCCGTGGCATTCGCGCTCTGGGTCGGCAACTGCGGCCCATGGCACTGAGCCTTCAGACGTCGGCGCCAATAATACAGGCTGGAGACGGCAATACCCTCACGTTGGGCGTAAGCCTTGGTGCCGATCCCTTCGCGGGTGATCGACTCCAGATGAGATTCCCAGTAAGCCTGATCCCTTTCCTTTCCATCTGACATTCTCGATTCTCCGGTATTTGTTCAACACCGATACGATGCCGGAAGGCCCGAGAGCGAACAATTATGGAGGAGATGGAGCGCTTACTGCTTTCCACCTTCCGATAGCGATGACAAAAAAATCGGCCCAGTTATCGTTCTCAACTGAACCGGTCACTTTTCTGAAAATCACTCCTGTATTTTGGATCTCCAAAATTGGCGCTGCCGCAAATCCGCCATTGTCCCCTCCACCACTGACAGCAACAACAGGTCTGGATATGAATGCCAAGGGATAGTGCCAAGGTTTGGCATTCCATCCGTTGCCAGGGAAATTTTGATTGCCGTAGCAAATTTGGGTTCCATCTGCAAATCTCAGCCATTGACCACTTGCATTGCTCCCACTCTGCACGACGGACCCACCAGCAACATCCCCAACGATGTTTTTATCGTGAACAAGTTTGCAAGCATTGCGGAACGTCTTTTGACCAGATACCGCACCATTCATATAAAAGTTATCGGTATAGGGGTCCGTCGAAATACGCAGGCCAGAGTTAAAGGCGGTTGTGTTATAGGCCAGATCTAGGAAAAACCCCCCGCCCCCCCAAGCCGGTTTAGCTCCAGATCGGTAATACCACCCAGTCTTTTGGGCTTCCCATGAGGTTGGGTTAGCTTGAGCACCACCAAATCCGTATTCACCTACATACATGGCCTCGCGCCAAGTGTGATAAGCACCAGCACGCCGGCCACGCCACCCCAATCTGTTACTGGAGCTGACTACCACTTGGCCCCCGGCTGTGCCCGCCTGCCTGTGAAATAAAGCCCCAGCGTTGTATCCGGCCACGTTATGGTCAAAGGGCAATTTCGACGCATCGCCAACCAAGGGACCATAGTAGTAGGATCCCGCCCCCACACCCAGCGCATTCAGATCTGCTGCTGGGAATATGTCTAAATTGGCGTCTGCGCCCGAGCGGCCCACGCCATACTGCCCCACTGTCATAAGCTCCTTCCAGGCATTGGGCTTAGCATTATTGACTGTGCGTATGTAGAACTTGTCTTGAACCGGCGACGCATACAATAGACCGTAGTACGTACCCCCCCACCCAAACTTGAAATAGCTTGATCCGGAACTAGTGCCATCAGGTTTACCCACATCGCTTGAGCCCGATCGGTAAATCCCATTAATGGGGTTTTTCAGAATGTCTTGGTCTGCAACCGCTCCCGAATTACCTCCAAAACCCCAGTCTGCATTGCGCATCACGCGCCCTGGGACAGGATCGATCGTTGATGTGGCCAGAGTACCCTTGGCGGCGCTCCCCATATCCGACAGTGCAGGCAGCAATTCTGCTGCACGATCTGCCAACTCTTTGACATAGCCTTGCATTGGGGCCAAAGCATAAGGCTGACCTGTAGCCGTAGCACCCCGATAAGGCTTAGTCAGCGTCAAGGAGGTATCCGACGCAATATTCAACACCTCATACAGTCGACCGTCAGGAGCAACAAAGCCCTCGCCCTGCCGGGCACCTGCCAGCCACTTCGTGCCGGTGCCCGTCACAGTGCTGCTATTTACGGTGACTTTTACAGTCCCCAAGTCATACCAAGCCATTCCATACTCCTTGCTGACAGTGATGCCCCTCAGCCGCTACTTGGGCACATACTAAAAACGGCGCACCAGAATGCTGAGTGTTCATAATTCGTACTCCATAAAAAAAGCCGCTATTCAAGCGGCTGGATACTCGACAGGATCACAATCCTGTAATTCCGGAGATGGCTCCTCGGCAAAGCGCAAACTTACAAAACGGTCGGGAAGGATATCAAAGGCTTTGCCATTGATCGCTGGTCCAGTACTGTAATCAGGCTCATAGGTACGAATCGTCAGTGTTTGGTCCTGCTCGCACTCTTCGTAGTCCAAGGTGAAATACACATTGCCATTTCGATCTTTCGGGGTTTCGATATACCAGCCGTCACGACTCAGTAGCGGTACCTGGCGCAAAAGATAGTGGCCAGCTCCAAGGCGCTCAAACTTGGCTGCGGCAATTTCAGGATGCATGGTCTTCTCAATGCCCGTACTACCAAGCTGAATGACAGGGGACGCCTTTTTAATAAAGCCATTGCTGTCGACCATCGTATTTCGATGCGTCAAGAGTTCCTGCCATGGCTTGGCAACCCGGTTCTGGACGTTTCGAATCCAGAGTTTGTCGCTTATTGGAGAGGCATATAGCAAGCTATAGTAGGCTCCACTCCAGCCAAATTTAATGTAGCCAGCACCAGTATTGTTGTCAGGAGCCTCCGTACTGCCAGAGCCCGATCGATAAAAACCGTTAACCGTATTGTTAAGAATATTGGGATCAGCCGCAATTGAGCTGCCAACACCAAACCCCCAGTCACCAATGCGTGCGACTCGCCCTGCAGTCGCGTCCTGGTTGGAGTCTGTCAGAGTTGCTTTGGCTGCCGTGCCCAGATCAGCCAAGACAGGCAACAGTCCTGCTGCTCGGTCAGCCAGCTCTTTGACATACCCCTGCATCGGCGCAAGTGCATATTTCTGAGCGGTGCCTGTGGCACCTAAATAAGGTTTGGCCAGGGTCAACGAAGTATCAGAAGTAATATTCGCTACCTCGTATAGCCGACCATCCGGGGCTACGAATGCCTCACCTTGCCGAGCACCTGACAGCCACTGTGTCCCGGTTCCTGTAACAGTCGCACTATTTACCTTGACTTCAACTGTTCCTATGTCATACCAGGCCATGGCTCTCCCTTTGCGTGTTCAATGCTTTGTTCTGGGCTTTCCTGGCTTGTGGCGGCCACTTGGACTCCGGCAGCCAAAATAGCTACTAACCCACGAATCATCCCAGCCGCCAACTCAGGCGTAATACGGTTTCCCATATTGCTTTCAAAGAGCTGAGAAATTGAGTGCTGTAGATTCACTTGTCGCTCCTTCAGTTTTTCTTGAATTCTGTCTTTACCGATTCGCAGTGCTCAATCCATTTCACCGTTTCCTCTGGTAACGCTATACCTTGCATCCTTAACGCTTGTGCCATCTTGAAAATAGCATCCAGCTGATCAGACTTCTCCATATAGGATTTCCTGCGCAAAGGCGCATAGGGTTCACAATGCTTGAGCTTCAAGGACAAACTCCTTATCAAGATAAGGCCAGGCAATGACCTTAATGGTGTACATTCCCGGTTGATCAAACTCCAGCTCGGCACTGACACTTTCCCAAGCGTAAGTCCTGGTTGTATTGATCACGATCTCGCAGGGCTGTGGCAAATGATGCAATGTATTGCCATCTAAATAGGTCTCTTGAGGCGGACGATCCTGCAAGCCCTGCTCAGTCACGAATTGACGACTTGGCTCTGCATGACCACGGATCAGCTTAAGAGCGTCTTGATTGACTTGAAAAAACTCTTCGTTCTCCGAAAAAACACCGGTGATTCGACCATTTTTATCGTGTGTATAGAAATTTCTTATATCCATTAGTTATCTCTGAATAAGCAGGTAATCCAAAGTGAGGCTAAAGGGGCCACCAACCAATTGCGACTTGGAGCTAGGGGTTCCAAAAGAAACTCTACTCGAGTACACAGTGACATTAACTTTCGCGTAAGGATCGATGAGACCAAGATCTACCCATCCAGACAGCCCTCCAAAATCGTAGGTATATGTACTTCCCCACTCCATCCCACCTGGCACGATGTGTTCAATCACAAGACTGCCCACAAAAATTTTGAACTTAAAATAGACCGGCTCGCTGTTGTAATAGTTGTAGTTATACGTGTATTGAAACTTCAGTTTCAAAGCGATCAAACCTGGAACAGCATTAGTGAGTCGATAGCTTGGGAAGGTGGTCTCTCCGCGACTATAGCCCTCTGTATAGTGTGATCCCAACTTGGTAATCGCGCCCGGCTTCAAGTTCAAAGTATCGATTGTTGCAGTACCAATCTTGGCACTTGTAATGGACGCATTGGCCAACTTGGCTTCTGTAATCTGAGCATCCACAATTTTGGCGGTTGTAATTGCCGCATCAGCAATTTTGGCTGTACCAATAGATGCATTGCCGATTAAGGCCGTATTCAGGATACTGGCGCCTCCTTGTACAGAAAATACACTGGTAGGATTCCCGTTAGCCGCATGCATCACCGCAAACCGATCCGCCAAAACAGCAAAGGTCGACTGCATGACGCCAGATTCATTGGTCAAATCCAAACCAACACCGGATACATACTTCACCCCACTCTGGTTTGCCTGCAGCTTCACGCCCCAGCTGGAAGCAATTTTCCCATCCAGTTCTGTCAAAGAACGAGCAACCTGCTCAACGGCCGCCGAATTAATACCAATACCCGTTTCCAAAGTCGTAATAGACTCAGCCAATGCACGATTCTCATCAGCCTGTACATTCTTGAACTCAGCCAAAGACGCCCGGATTTGGGTTTGCTCTTTCTGAGTATCAAACTGATTCAGCACTCGTTCCAGGTCAGCATCCTCACCCGCCTGTTGGCGTTTGATTTCTGCATTCAGCACCAGCTGACTGTTAGCCAAGGCATCTTGCTGGCCCTCTACGCTAGTTACCCGAGAGTTGGTTTCGTTCAAGGCCCCCGCTGTAGCTGCCAAACCCGTCTTGGGATCATTGACGGTATTTTGCAAAGCCGTCAGGTCACGTCCTTGAGAAGAAATGGAGCTGCCTTGTTGTGTGACCGTACTGGTCAAACCTTTAATAGCCGAGGAGTTGGCGGAAATTTCCTCTACCACCTCTGCCAGGTTAGGCTGCCATTGCATAGCGGGTACAACATCACCTAGATACAAAGCTGCCCAATGGATAGTTGCCTGACCAGCATGGTTGCCCGGGGACGGCGCATAGTAAAACCGCAATTCACGCGGCAAGGCATTGGCAGCAGCTTTGGTGAATTTGACGACCTGGACAGACTGCTCAACATTGCGCTCCAGATCAGCAACCCGATTTGAACTGCCACCCGCCCACACACCAATACGCGACTCCGTATCACCCTCCGCGGGCTTATGTGTATAGCAGACCACCAAGGTATAGCCCTGGGCAGGAACAAAGTCCTCAGTCAGGTTGTAACGTCCAAATAGATATACAGGTGTGGCCCGAACTTGCTCAACGTTCGACGCCAGCAGCAAGTTGCCGGCGGGGGCTGTCAACGACTCAAGCCCAGTCTCCAGCTTTGTAATGCTTTGCGCCTGCGCACTGACCCCCTGCTCTGTCGCCGTTACACGATTGCTCAAGGCTTGTACCGCACTGGCATCCGCTTTCTGATTCGCGGTAGCCTGCGCCGCATCAGCTGCAGCTTTTGCAGCCACTGCAGCGGCTGCCGCGTCCGTTGCCGCTTTATCCGTTACGGCCACCCAGGCACTGCCATTCCAGCGCTTGGGGGTATTGGCATTGTTTTTTGTGTCGATCCACAGATTTTGTGCCAAGCGCTTGGCAGCCGCAGGAGCTGCTGTTGCAAAGATCACCTCCCCTTTTGCCCCAGCGGCAGTGGCGGCAGCCGCTGCCGCATCTTGCGCCGCAACGGCTTTGGCATCGGCGCTGTTCACGCTGGTCGTCAACTGCATGATACTGCTTGCTTGTGCATCAAGCTTGCCCTCGGTCGCCGTCACACGTGTACCCAAGGAATTAACGGCCGTTGCCAAGCCACGCTGCGCTGCATCCAGACCATCTACCTTGCTGGACAGCGCCGTGATGGAATCAGACAAGGAGCGCAGGCCGCCCTCCAGCTGCTCGACCTGGGTGCGCATGGATTGCACGGAGGAAGCCAAGGCACCAAGGCCCGTTGCCGGATCATTCACCTGGCCTGCGACCGTATTGATCTGCTGAGCATTAGCCTGGATCTGGCCTTCTGCACTCTCTACCCGGCTGATCGTCTCCTGCGACTGGACCGCCAAAGCAGCAAGACCATCAGTGATGGAGGCAAAGTCTCCGATCAGCCCCCAATACGCCGCATCCGTTATCTTCTTGCCTGCCGGTACAGCCTTTTTAGCGCGGTACATCTTGTCATTTGCAAAGACGACAGCACCTGCCGCATAGGCTTTTTTCGAATCCCATTTATCAGCAAGAAGCAGCTCTTGTACTTGGCCATTGACCTCATCAACCCGTTGATTCAGCTCACCAAGCTCAAGAGTCAGATCTCCCACGGAATCGCGGATTTTGGGGATGTCGCGGATGTTACCCATCAGCAGCTCGCCCAGGCCGCCCTCAACAATGGACGGGGTGATCAGCTCGTTATAGTCCCCTGCTCTGGAAACAGGCTCACCCAAGACACCAGGCTGATCTTCCTCAGGAAACCATGGGCCCGGCGTACCGTTCTTGTCAATCAGACGAGCCCAAAAGAAGTGCCGCGTAGTAAGCGCCAGACCGGTTTGATCAAACGAATCTGTTGGGTATGCAAATTCCCCGGCCTTGACGGCTTTCTCAAAATCCTGCGTCGGGCTATAACGGATCTCCGTACGCTCGATAATATTGGGGTCAGAAGGAAAACTCCACTGCACACGTATACCCCAAGGCATCGATGCAGTACGTAGCGTTTTCACCGGCAAGGGCGCGGCAAGCTTACCGTTCAGCTCCGTCAGTGCTGATATTCCCCATAGACTGGAAACATCCAGAACGTTAATCGCACGTACACGAGCAATGTAATTGCCCGCATAAACATTCGGGATCTCGATGCTTGTGGAACCTGTACGCGGAACCACAATCCATTCGGAATGATCCCGGCGCCATTGCACTTCATATGCCACCGCATTCGGTACGGAATCCCAGGAAACAACCGCATTATGACGTGCGTGGCCCTGGTCAATAACGTGATAAGAATTGATCAAAACGTTAGCCGGAATACCTTGAACAGGTGGCGGAGTAACACTAAGCGGCGGAACCTCCACACGCGTCTCATAATCGATAGCCGCATGTTTGCCCTCAACATATTGAACAGCATGGATGGTGTACTGCAGATCCCCGTCTTCAGCTACGCTTAAAACTCTGTATTTCTGAGTAGCTAATTCCGTGGAGTTGATAGACCACGCCGCCTCTGCCTCCGGAGTCTGGCTGAACGGTGGATCTACCTGCAAAGTTTGTGCCTCTTGTGTTTGCCCTGCTTGAACGATGATCGGCCTCGACTGAGATACACCATCCGGCAGCACCACGGTCAAACGATCACCAACAGATACTCGAACTGGCGCATCTAAAGTCACCACGGCATTCGTCGCTGATCGGGTCAAGCCACCAATACGACGTCCTGCCAAATGCGAATCTGCAATTTCAATGACCTGCCCTGGCTGAGCCAATGTACCGGTCAGGCCTACTGCAAAGGTAACCGTTTCGGTTTCCATACGCGAAGTAAACAAGGCACTGCGACCAATACGTTGCGCCTGACCTTGCGATGTACAACCAAACGCCGTCAACTCAAGCTGACGAACACCATAACGAGCAATACCGTCCGGATCCTCAAGGACCTCAACCTTGGCTCGACCCATATCGGTTTCGTCATTCCAGGACACCAGGGCGACAGTATGGCGAGTAGTCAAACTGGAGCCCGAATACTGAAAAAGGCCGTCAATAACGTTCGCGTTGGAATAGGTATAAACTGCGTCACGTGGCATATCCGCCACTGCAAGAACCGAGCCTTGAGCGTAATACGCAATTCCCCGAAAGACAGAAGCTAAGTCCTGCAGAACCCGCCACGCTTCGGCTTTATCTTGCAGGTACACGTTACAAGAGAAGCGCGGCTCAGTCCCGCCTTTACCATCAGGCACCTGCTCATCACAATACTGAGCGATTTGATACAAGGCCCACTTATCCAACCACGAGGCCGGTAACAGATGGCCCAAGCCATCACACGCATTCGTGGCCAAGTCATAGAAAACCCAGGCAGGGTTATTCGTCCACGACATCTTGAACGTGCCGTCCCAAGTTCCCGTATACGTATGTGTCCAAGCATCATAGTTACTAGGTACGCGCACAACACGCAAATACAGATCAAATGCACGGGAAGGAATACTCTGGAATTGCTTGGCATTCACACGCAAGCCTACACAGGCCGACATAGGACGACGTAGCTTGGCATCCGTTACTTCAGTAATGGAATCTACAAATGTCACATCGCTGACGGTAGAGTTTCTGGAGTTTTCCGTAATCCGACGCACACGCACCGTCCAGCCTGTCTGCGCCCTTGGCAAATCAATACGATGTGACCGCGCATACTGCTGAGTTGTTTTCCCATCAAAGGCAGCACGCAGCACCTCAGTAAAAGCCGAGTTATCCGTAGACAGCTCAATCGCGTACTCAATGCGATAACCAGAAATATCACCGGTCGTAGCCGACTGACGTTTCAAACCACGTACAGATAAACCCACCCGAACAGCCGAAATATGAATATTTTGGATAGAGCGCGTAAACGGTTGATCCGAACGCAACTCAACACTCACACCAGAGCTGGTCTCTACAGCCGGAAAACCAGGTATATAGTGCTGGTCCTGGGTCCCCGCGCGGAACTCCATCTGGACATCCTGAAAATTCAGGCTACCGTCTTCATTTTCAATAGGCGTATTATCCAGATATACCGATCTCAGGGGATTATCGGCATTCGCAAAACCATGAATAGGACCCGCACTGATCAGATCAATGATCGAGGCATACGCAATGCTATGCAAATTATCTTCGTCTTCAACGGGTGTACGGGTTGACCCACCACCGCCCTTACCTCCCTTGTGGCCTTTAATACTGTAGCCACCAGAAACAGGAACGGCGCCCTTTGGCGCCGCAATGTTGTAGTCAAGAATTTGCATTACATCTGATCCTCTGAGTAGATACCAGCCGAGACCACTGCACTACCAACAATCTTGCGTCCATAGCCAAGCGGGACAGGATTTCCTTGAGCCGTTGTATTGACTGGACCATTAAAGTTATAGGATGGTTTATTCTCTGGACGATCTGCTGTTCCTAGACCTTGCTGCATAGGAGAAATCATTTGAAATACGCCTCCCAATGCCAACCCTGCGCCAGCAATCATCAAACCCTTACCCAAAACTGCCCAGCTCGCAGGCATAAAGAAACCGGCTACAAAAAGCCCTACACCTAAAATAGTTTGAAACAGCCCCCCTCGCTTGGCGCCTTGCATGACAGGGGCAATCCGTATTTCATCCTGGCCCACCGGGGCGTGAAGCGCTTCTTCATTGATGTTCATCTTGGAAAGAAAGCAGGCGTACGAGATCCCCCGCTCACACGAAGTCATCAACTCCTGCTCAAATCCTGGCAACAGCACACACAAGGCCCTTACGGCCTCGGCCAGGGAATTGACGGCCAAACGATGCACCCGTCCAAAACGGCTGCCAAGCTTGCCATACAGCCGTATGGTTCGCAGTTCTTGATCCATTGATGCTGTCATCATCACAACAACTCCTTATGTCGAATAATCTTGCGAGTAATCTGCGCCCAATAGCCGCCGTAAGGCACACGCTCTGACAAGTAGCCGTAGGCATGGTGCAACATGGCATCGGGTACCGGATGCAGATAAGAAGCTTCTGCCAAAGGCTCTGCCCCGAGATAAATTCCCGCATGGTTGACCCGCTCACTACGTAACTGCATCAAGATCACATCGCCTGTTTTAGGACCGTCTTCGACCTCAACAAAGCCCGCTTCTGCAAAGTTATCCAAGTACAACTCGTCCCCTCCCTCCCACCAACCATCCCCACGCTCAAAGTCTGGTAAAGCGATTGCCCTTTCCCGGCGATAAAAGTCCTGTATCAAGGTGTAGCAATCGAGCACACCGTGATAGAACTGACGGCCGATCAAGGGAGCCTGATAACCCTCGGGACAAAAAGACTCCATGCCCTCAATCCGGGGACCATCATCGCCAGGCATCACCGACACAATCAGCCACTCCAGAGGTTTGACGTGTTCGGCCATTGCCTCGCATGCCACCCGATCAGCCTGACTGGGCACTGCAGGCATGTTCGGATGCGAATGCACAAAGGCAATCAACTCACCCTGCTCCTGAGCCTGTACCCAGTCTTGCGGACGGGTGGCAAAGTAGTCTTCAGGCTCAGCGGCCACATTCACTCCTGGCACATACATTTCCTTGCGCCCCTTGGCCACCACAAAGCCCACTGCCTCGCGTGGATACTCGGCCAAGGCGTGCGCATTAATCGCTTCTATGGTTTTTTTATTCATACGACACCCATAAAAAAAACCGCCCATGGCGGTCGTCCAACGCTTTACTAAAATCAAGAAACCCCGAACACCACAACCTGGCTCGCCTATCGGTTGAAGCTTGGCCCGCAGTGCCCACCCTCCAGCAGCCAACTGCTGCTTACACAAAGACAAGTACGACGGCCTGAGCTCATCCTTATCGCACTCGGTCAGCAGCCGGTTCACCACCAAAAGAGATCTCGGCTTCCTCTGGCCGACAATTCTGGACACTGGCCCAGCGCAACTGGCAACTACGTACAAAACCGGGGCAACGATCCAGGGCCGGATCCTGTACGGGTTGATCGTTCTTGTCGAACATGGCCGAGCCGGTATAGCCACAATACGGGCCACGGTAGCCGCCCACACGCGTCCAGGAGCAATACGTCATGATCTGGCGACCTGGCAATTGCTGCCCCTGAAAGTCCAGGGGACTGGACAGCTCAAACTCTACAAGCTGAGCATTGCTGGCGACACGCTGTTCAATCAACCAGACCTCCAGCGGAAATGCCTGGGTCGGGTCTGCGGTCGGGTTACCTTCAGGGAAGTTGGCTGCATCCAGATACTTGGCCAAGGTACGGTGACGGATAAACCGTGCACCAACCAAATCACCATACAAGCGACACATGGCAGAAATCACACCCGGGATTTTCTTGCCACTCTCATCCACACCAATATTGCCTACCTGAATACTGGGCGTTGGCTGACGCCCCTCTCCCGTACGCTGAAAACCGCTGGCTTGAATAGCCCAGGGCTCGTAGCGCTCTCCCTGCCACCAAATCGGAGTCTCTTGCGGGTAGCCGTGAAAACGCAAGGTACCGGCACCGATTTCCTCCGCGTCCAGTTCAAACACTTCAACAATGGCGCCTGGCTCCAGTTTTTGAATATCTGCCGTTATGCTCATGGTCGAAATCCTTGTTCAAAACCGAGTGACAACTGCCAAACAGGGCCACCTCTATGGGTTTTGGTATAACCGCGACACTGCACCACCATAGCCTCACTCCAGCCTGGTGGAGTCCAGAGAAAAGCGCGTCCCTCGCCATGACGGTCCAGGAACTCCTGAATAGGCCCCATCTTTTCTTCGGTACCGACAAACATCAAAGACCAGCCAGACCGTCGCGGGTTCAGACCAGCACCTGCGCTTTGCTCATATCCGTCACCAAAACGAGCGGAGAGTACACGGTACTGAACCTCTTCAGAAATTGCCTTTTGCTCAGGCAGCCAAGTAAATGTTTCCATCATCGTGAATATCCATTGCGTTGATTCCATAACAAGCCGCCTTGTCGCATTTCACGCGACAAAGTCTGCTGCACTTGAGCAGCAATCAGCGTCCCCAACTGCCGGCCCTGCATATCATCGCCATCCACCTGCGTCTGGCCATCGCCTTGCGACATGTTGACTGCCACATTGATCTGAAATCCTTGGGCACTGGCTTGTCCTGCGTCACTACCGGCGTTCTGCAGGTAATCCGTCAGATCCGAGTTCTGACGGGCACTCAACACACGCTCACCTTTATCCAGCAACCAGGTTCCCTCATACGGCACACGATCGATACCTTTATGAGCAACACCCATAAGATTCGTCAAAGCAAACGTATTGGCTATTCCTAAAGATGCCGGGACAGCATTGGCACCTTGGGTAGCCAAAGACACCAAGGTCGCTGGCCCACTCCAAGCCGCTGCAATAGTGGCGGCTTGAGCGGCACTGGTCGTGGTAGTTGTTGCACCTATGGTTTCACCCAGCATTGCATTGACCGCCATACGCACCCCGATCTTGATCAGCATCTTCAAGACCTCGTCACTGATCCCAACAAACAGGCCTCGTAGATCCAGCTCACCTGTTTTCACAAAATTGAACAGGGTCTGTTCAATATTCTCAAAAGCCGTCTCAAACACCTGCTGTGTCAGCGCGGACACATCAATTGCAGTTGCTGCAAACTTGCGCAGCTCTTCGGTAAAGAAAGAGGTACCCGCAGCATCCGAAGACCCACCACCTCCAAGTGAGGCCCCCGGCTGTGGTCCAAAGAACGAGCCACTCCCGCCGTAAGTTGGACCGGGCCCGCCCAGGCCCGGCACATGCCCATCCAAAGAGAAAGGGTCTGCACCAACCCCGGGCAGGCGCGAACCAAACAGATTGGAGTACGTACCAAACCCGGGAGTCGGAGTTCCTGGCATGGCTGGATAGCTGCCATAGCCCGGCAAGCGGGTGCCGAACATAGGGGCATTTATGTCTTCATTCGGATTCGCAAACCGGGGCAGGCCAGGTACACGCAAGCCATACAAATTCGTACCTGGATCCGGCATGGGAGCAAGAGGGCTTCCACCGGTGCAGCAACAAGGCACACAGTCCTGCGCCGCCGCAGCAGGTATCTGCTCGGCTTTATCCTGAACTGCTTTTGTGGCCTTGGCGGCAGCGTCATCTTCTTTTTTCTTCGGTCCGCTGATCGCCTCCAACACGGCTCCAATGCCGGCCTTGATCAACATGCGCAGCGCCTCATCCGCTACGCCAACCAACAAGGTATTCCAGTTGAATTTGCCTGTCTTGACGAAGTCGAACAGACTTTTTTCCAGATTGGTAAAGGCATTGGTCACGATGCTTTCCATCGGAGTAGCCATATCAGAGGCTGCCTCGATGTATTTGGCAATCGCCGCTTGACGACCTGCATTCCATCCCTTGTCCTCTTCACTCTTTCTGGAATTACCAAAGGAAGCTTGAGCCTTCTTGGGCGCTGCGCTGGCTGGAGAGGGAGAAGGCGTCGTAGACGGTGCATTCACAGGTCGACTGGGGACTGCTGCAGGGGGGGCAACCGTATTCACCACCACAATGGGGGGCTGAGACGCCACAGGGCGTTTGGGCAGGGCTTTATCCAAAGCCTGAATAAACTGATCGATGGCTTGCGCACTGGCTTTGGCCTTTTTCCCAGCCAGGGCAAACTGGTTCCCTGCATCAGCAAGTGCGTTGCCAGCTTTGACAGTCGTCACTGAAAGACGCAGACCCGCTTTATCAAGCGCCTTCATTGCCTTTTCCAGATCCGCGATCTGCTGTTTCATATTTTTGGGTTCCATGACTATAGAAAATAGGCTTGTCTGCGCTGCATCTCTCGCCTACAAAAAAAGCCCCGCCAAACCAGGCGGGGCCATCAACACTAGCTATGTGAAAAATCACTCGTTTTTGTTCTCCTCATCGCCTGAACAGAACATCGGGCAGTCGAGCAGGCTTGCACAGGCCGCTCGACTGCCCGGATAGCAAGCCAAACCTAGGACTTCTGACGCTCCACGCCATCAATCGCCAATACCGCGGCATCCAGCTCGGCACGAGACAAGGGCGTCCCGTAAGCACCGACCACGGCCGAAATATCAGCGGTACTCAATGGCAAGGGAAAGACGCCACTCATCCCCATTACGACAGATCGACAACGGCTGGCCGCGTGATAAGTCATGATGATGTGGTCAGTAATCGGATCCGAGGGAACCTCGGGCGGCACTGCCGCCCCCAGCTTCGCATAGATCAGCTTGCGCTTTTGGCTTGGCCCGGCCCACTCTTTTTCCCACTGGAACCGGGCGAGGACTTTTCCACCGTTTCCTTGGCCTCCTCTTGAGCCTCTTTAGCCAACTGAGCCGCGTGCAGCAGAACCCAGGTAAAGAGATCGCTATCGCCAGACAGCAATGCCGCCGCATTCTCTGGCGAATAAGGAACCTGACGACCAGTCTCGTCCTGAATCTGGCCCTTCCAATCCCGAATGATGTAACGACCCAGCAATTGACATTGAATGTCATGCTCACGAACGTCACTATCGGACACCAGAATGGAACTCAGGGATTGGCCCGCATCTTCACGGGCAATCAAACGTCGTACTCGCTCCAGAGCGATTTGATAAGCCTCGGTATCCAGTCGGGTCAGTTTGAAGGACACATCATCGGTGTAATCCTCCCACCGCTCCTGACTCAGCACCGATTCCAGGCGATTAATCTTCAAAGCCATGCCATCACTCCTTAAGGTGCAGGCGCAGCAACTGGGCTACGAGTCAGCACGGGAGTTTGCTTGGCCACGGTGAAGTTCAGCTCCACTTTCAGAATGTCGCCCTTGGCACCATTAGGCAAATCACCATCGACCTCAATGGCAGGCAGATCGATCTCGTACTTGTTGCCCAGAGAGTCGGTGATCGGGAAGGAAATGGCGATCGGGGTGCGTTTGAACTGGTTCTTCCACAGCTCCCAAGCCTTATGGGACCAAGCCAGGGTCACTGTGCCGGTAATGGCTGCTGCGGTCTCAATCAGGGCGCCGGGGCCCAAACGCTCGGCACCAAAGCAGCGTTGAGTCTGCAGCTGGTTGTCAATGTTCAGGGTCAAACCCGACACGCAAGCCTGGCCAGCCAGAGACACGCCATTGGCCTTCACATCGCCCACGCTGATCGAGGACATGAACGGGGTTTGGCTGGGCTCGGCCGGATCGGTGGCGAAGGGAGTTTCCTTGTCTTCGTAATCCAGGCAAGACATGGTGAAGGTCACGGTGGCTTTGCCTTCCTCAGGCACTTCCAGAGCAAAGGTGCTGACATGCGCACCCTTGAACAGGGCGTAGACATCCACATCGCGATAGGCTTTAGCCAGGCTGAAGGTGCTGCGGGTCTCGCCCACGCTCAGCTTGTTCTCTTTCCACTCGCCGTAGAAGGCAGCGGCCAGCAGCTCGTCAAAGGTGCCGTATGACAGTTCGCCCGTGATGTCGCCACCAATATCAATGCTGGTCACGATCGAACCCTGACCAATACGCGAATCGGTGATTTCTTCGGACTCCTCTTTGTTCAGGGTAGGAGTCAGTGTGTTGCCGGTGACGCGCAGCGTCTGCCAGCCCGAACCGGGGGTTACACCGGGAACGGTTTCTTTAACCAGGTAGCTAGTAACTTTAGCGCCAGAACTCATAATGCATCTCTCCTGTATGCAGGCAAAAAAAAACCGACGCGAGGTCGGCACAAAAAAACAGGTAAAAAATCAACCGGCCCGAAACGGGACGGTCAGGTTGATCTGGTAGAACTCTTCGCGTTGAGGCCGTTTTTGCGGGTCATCCGCTGCCACGTCGACCTGGCTCAGGCCCAGGCATTCCAACTCTCCTTCAGACCAGAAGGAAAGGTGTTCATCCACGGCATCACTCAGGCGATCCAGCTCCTGACGGCCCTGCCCCAAACGATCAAAGCACTCGATCAGAATCTCGCCGGATTTGCGGGTATAGGGTTTCGCACCCATGCCTGTCATTTCCGAATCGGTATTCTTGATCAGCAGACGGCACCAGACGCCCATATCCGGCGGAGTAAAGGCCGCGTGGGCATTGGGGTACTCGATATGCTCCTGAGCAATCCCGGTCAATGCCATCATTCGATCAATAATGGCTTTACTGATCTGTTCAAAGTTCATCTTGTGTAGTTCTCCTGAACGGTCCTGGCCATCTGCTTGATGGCCAATCGACGACTGTGCGTAGGCTGCTGTGACCAGACAATAAAAAACCCCGCAGCAATTTCTTGCTCGGGGTTGTTTCGTTTGCATTGGACGCAACTTTGCACGCCCATTATTGCAATTAGCCTTGCAGATTCATAGCGGACCATGTTGCAGACTGCAACGCCAGGCGTAAAAGGCAGAGGTTTCACCCTCTTTGATCTTGTCCACCTGGCCCGAATCCTGCAATTGCACCAGCACACGCTTAACCCCTTCGCGCATGGCGTTGCGTTGGGCCGTGGACAGCTCCATGCCTTTGCTGACGTGCCGCACAATCTGGATCATGCGAAACTCTCGTCCCGGATAGGCCGCTAACAGGTCTATGACTTCGGCTGCATACTTCACCGCAAAATCTCCTTCTCGACTGTGATTCTGAAATCCATCAAATGGCGGCGGTAGTCCTCATCCCGAAGAACCGCGCCCGTAATCTGCTTGATCCATAAACGGGCTGTAGCCTGGCGTTCGCTGGCGGTCAAATGACCATACTGAGCGTTCTTGCGCGGGTACTCGGCCTGGATGACCATGGCTTGGTAATGCGGCAGGCGCTGGTAGAGGGCGTCAACCGCCAAAGCGTGGTCTTGATGTATGGGCCGAAAGTCCTCTTGCCAAGGAACGTAGCGTTCCATATTGCCCACGGTCTGCCCGGACCAGCACCAGCGGGCCCAGTTCCAGAGCAAGTCGTCACCGCTCAGGCCCTGCTTGTTTTCTGCTTTGATTGTCATGTGGGTTCCTCCCTCAAGCCCGATGAACGGTGATGCCGTGCATCCGGGTCAGCAAAATTCGTTTGATGCTTTGGAACAGGCTTTCTGTATCGCCGCTTAGCTGCACAATGCGATCGCCGCTACTGTTGTCCGTGTAGGCAAAATCCGCGATATAGCAAATCCTGCCGGCAGGTATCAGGTGGCTGAAAAGCCGTGGCACCAGACTCCAGGATGGCTGCTCTACCAAATGCCTGATCTGGCCGTTCCGCTGCAAAGCCAGCAGTTCTCTGTAGCGATGGGCAGGTGCTCCGGTGATCACCTGATGCACCTCTTGATGACGCCGTGTTGTCAGATCCATGGCTGGTTCACTCCTTGCCCAAGGCTGCTTTGGCCATCTTCAGCACAGCCAAGGAACACGCTTCCGGGCGGGCCAAGATCCGGTTCGCCCAGACTCGCGGGTCCTTGTTGGTGTCGCCTGAAATCACCTGAGCCAGATCGCGCACGCGTCGTTGCCCTTCCCGGCGCCCTTGCTCCCAGTCTTGCGGGGAGATCAGGGCCAATCGAGGCGGCGGGATGTCTGCCCACTGTCCTTTGGCCAACTGATCAGCCAGAACTTTGTGCCAGCGTTGTTCCAGCTGCGTGTAGGCCTGATTCAGCATGTCAAACTGCCCAATGCTGATTGCTGCGTGATAGATAGCCGGGTGTGACCACTCGCCCATTTCTCCTCGCACTCGTGCTTGCATGCCACGCACAGCCTGGAAAAAGGCTGTTTCTGGTTCCAGTTGAGGGCGGCACGCGCGCAAGAACTCCGGCAAGCTGGGGGGCCAATCAAACATGCGACGGCAATTCTTGATGCCTAATGCCACGTCGTTGGGCGAGACGCCTTCCTCGTCAAAAGCTTCGGCCCAGGCCTGTTTCCAATCTTCAATGGCTTGCTTGTCCCGAAAGTTGGAGCGGAACTTGTTCGGATAAATGCCATTGAGCCGGTTGTACAAATGGTCCATCAGGCTGATGCCTTCCAGCTTGGTATGACGCAGCAGCCAGGGGTTGGAAAAATCAGATATCGATGACATCGTCTATCTCCTCGCGTTGCCGATGACGGTTCACATAAGCCAGGGGATCAAAGCCCGATGCCTGCCCTGCTCGTGGCTCATTGCGCCCTTCCAGCCAGCTGGCCTTGCCCCCGCGCCAGCCACGCAACATGCACTCAGCCAGAAAGTCGTCCACGCTGTAGCCCATTTCCAAAGCACGGTGAGCTTCGGTGCCCAGGCGGTTCAGGGCGGTTTGCGTCAAGGGCGCTTTGATCTCGCGACGATGGCGCAGATAATCCGCCACCACGTCTGCGCTGGGTTCGGCAGGCCAGGCAGAAAACTCCAGCGCAGGAGTCCTGCGACGCACGTTTGTTTTTTCTTTATCTTTTTCTGTATCTGTATCTCCTTCTTTATCTGTCTCTTTATCTAGCGCGTTACCCGGCCGTTTCAGTAACGTTACGGACGCGTTACTGCCCTCCTTACCGTCTTGTTCCTGTTTTTTTCTGGCCCGAAAACGCGCCACCCGCTCAGCGCTGCTGTCGGATTTCATCTGGCGCTTGTCCCACGCCAGGGGCTGCAAGGTTTCCTGATCGATCAGGCCCACTTCGCTTAAGCGGCGCACCACATCGTCCAAGGTGCGCAGGTCCAGGCCCAGCTTGACGGCGACCTTGCGCAGCATCAGCGTGTCTTCGCTGTCGAGCACGCCCTGCCCTTTAAGGCAGAGCAAGGCCACGTAATGCCATCTGTCCTCGAAAGCCAGCAGACGCAACTTCTCGTCGTCCACCATCTCGGTATAGGCGCGAAACCACGGCATATTGCTCATAGGCACGCTCCTGACTGTGTGGGCCACCGACAAGCAAACTCGTGTCGATGGTTATGAATACGTGTTTTCATGGCACCCCCGCCTGAAAAACCGCACGCCTCTGATGTGTTTGCAAAAATATGACGCGCAGCAGGACCCCTGGCCCAAACAGGCCACGAACATCCGATTGATAGGCAATGCCCCAAGGGCACAAGAACTGCGTCACCCCATGACGCAGTCGAACTGTCAGGCATGGCCTGCAAGCCAAACCCGTCGTAAATGCTTAGATATTTCTAGAGCTTTCCTTGGGTGCTGGGGCAGGCACCACCGGGTTCATGTGATGGAAGACCAGTTGCCAGACGCGCGGTATGACACCAGCCTTCTCCCATTGAGATATGCGGCCTTTGCTCAAGCCCGTGATACGCAATACGGCTCGGCGACCGCCCATTTCTTCGATGATGTGTTTAGCGTTCATGCATTGAGTATAGATAGTTCTAAACGTAAAGAAAAGAAATATCTAAACCTATGTTTAGTTTTTTCTTGTTTTAATGTCGGGTATGGATATTTACTCGATTCGCCGCAGAAACCTGCAACGCCTGATTGAAGACCGCGCTCACGGCAACGCGGCTGACTTTGCGCGCTCTATTGGGCGCACACGGGCGCAACTGGCCCAGTACCTGTCATCCACTTACAACGGTGGGCGCAGCATTGGCGAACGAGTGGCGCGGGCCATAGAAAAAGAAGTGGGTCTGGAAGCGCATAGCCTGGATCAGCAAGGCTATGGTTTTGGGGCCAAGCACGGTTTTGACTCCAACGTGCAAGACGCCATGATGGGCGAGCGGCGTATCCCCCTGCTGAACTATGTGCAGGCAGGTGTGTTTCGGGATCCCGGTCAGAACTTCACGTTTGAAGAAGTGGAATATCTGCTGACGGACCTGTGTCTGTCCGAGCGTTCCTTTGCCTTGCAGATCAAGGGCGATTCCATGTTGCCGGACTTCAAGGAAGGCGACCGGATTATTGTCGATTGCGAGCTCACGCCCCGCCCCGGTGATTATGTGGTCGCCAAAAACAGCGAAGAGGAAGCCACCTTCAAGAAATACCGGCTCTTGTGCATAGATGAAGGTGGACAAGAAATCTTTGAGCTGGTGCCGCTGAACGAAGACTATCCTTCCATTCGCAGCGACCAGCATGCTATTGAAATCATCGGCACCATGGTGGAGCACCGGAAATACTATCGGCGTTCGTAAAAAGCTGGCAGCGCAGGCTGCCTTGCATGATACGGCTTAACGCTTTTTCATTTCCTGATCGACCTTCTCCATCCAGGCCTGATCACAAGGGACGGGCTGTGCTGAGCGCTGACCATACAAACGGATATGCACCACGTTGCACCACTCCTGCGAGCCGTAGTCGGGGCCATGCCCTTGTCCATCGGAGACAGCAAGCTGACGATCCACCTTTTCCAGCCAGGCCTCACTGCCGACTTTCTCGGTGGGCGCCGTAGTTTGGCAAGCGGCTAACAATAAGGCGGGGGCAAGCATCAAGATTCGCATGACAATATCCAAATAAAACCTCTGCTATAACAGAGCATCAAAAAACTATTATTTTTCAATGCTCCTTTTATAACAAGACCATTGGGGACTCAAGCTCGTTTCTGGTATGTGAGACAAGAATGAAATGGCTGTTCCTATGCCTGATCATGGCATTGCTACCTCTGAGCACGCAGGCAAGAAACACTCCCTGCTCAGGCAAAAAAGGCGGTATTTCCCACTGCGAGGGGGAAGTCTTTGTCTGCCGTGACGGTTCTGCCAGCGACAGCAAGCGGTCGTGTCCTGCGTACACCGGCACTGCAGGACAAAGTTCGCAGTCCAGGCCACAGGCGCTGCGATCCAGCAGCGCCTGCCCCTGCTCCAGTGGAACCTATTGCACCGGTCCTCGTGGAGGGCGCTACTGCGAAACCAGCACAGGTGGTAAGCGCTATCAGCGCAAATAAGGGGACAGCCTGCAGCACTTGCTTAGCAATTGCCCTTTTTAGCCTGGCCGGGTGGACAATGACGCTGCCCGTATCCACCGTAACCATCCGGATCCACAATCACCGAGCCCCTGGGCGTATGGACGGCACAGGCGGAAAGAATAGCTGTCATGGTCAAAGCCAAAATAAGTGTTTTCATCATTATTCTCTGGGTTTTAGACGCGCTCATTGTGCTCCAAGGATACACAACAAGGTGCTACCAATCGCGAGCAAATACAGTTGGGCCTACAGATGCTTGAATCTCTTGCTCTAG